TATCTTCTGGTTATATACCACCTAAGTTTGATTATTCATCTCCATCGCCTAAAGTTAAACCTAATTATGAACCACCTCAAGTAAATAATGAAGCTGTTATGGATACTTCAGATAGTAGTAATCCAAGTGCAGAAGCAAGTAAACAAATGTCTTTGGATGTTGCATCATCCGTTGCTCCTAGAGATTATGATGCTGAAGAAAGAGGAATATTTAATAAAGGCGAAGTATTTGGTCCATCTCCTACAGGTATAGTATCAGCAGTATCTCCTATTGGTCTTGGCTCTTTTACTGGACCTGCTGTACCAACAGAAGGTTATGGGAGTGATGGATCTATAAGTAGTTTAACTGGAGGTGTATTTGACGAAGGAAGAAGTTATGACCCTATAACTGGTTATGCTAATCCTGAATTTGCTACTTCTCAAGCATTTACTAATTATTTGCTAGAAGATCCAGTAGGTAATGTATTTGGAGATTCAGATAATCAATTTGCTTATGATAGAGATAAAGATAGACCTAATCCACAAGCTCAAAGCTTTCAATTTGCAGTAGCTAATAGCCCATTATCTGAGGGTGGAACAACTCAAGATGAAAAAGATACTATTGCTAAAAAGATTGCTTTAGATGAGGGTATAGCTGAAAGTTCTTTACAAGGTCAAAATAATCCTACAATAAATGCAATACAAGGAGTAGGTTATATTGATGGAGCAGCACCTAAAGGCTCTCAATTTAGTAGTACAAATACATTTTCATCTGGTAGTGTTGATTATAGCGATCCAATTGGTAGTACTACAGATAATTCAAGTTATGATAGTAATGAAGATAGTAGTTATGAAGACTCAGGATATTCAGATAGTATAGATACAGGTGGTTTTAGTAAAGGTGGTAAGGTACAACACCTTAGTCAAGGTGGTCAAGTAGGTGGAGGTGGTAAGTAATGCACTTAAAAAAGTTTACACAAAAAGATAGATTTGGAAATATGTTATCTTATGAATTTGAAGCTAATGTTCCTGAAATGAATGAGATACCTCCAGCATTTCAACCTGGACCTAAAGGTACAGACAAATATCCAGCTTGGTTAACTGCTGGTGAAAATGTTATTAATGCAGAAGCTTCTAGGATTCCTGGAGTTCAACCTATGTTAGATAAACTTAATGAAATAGGTAGAGATATTCAAGATAAACAAGGTGGTCCAATACCGACTTACGCATCTAGTGGATCAGATGGTAAAATGTATTCAATACCTAACCCTAATATTTCTGAAGGCACAATTCTTGATAAGTTTGAAGAATATCAAAATCGAATAGCAAATCCATCATTAGGAATGGACTATGATAGTTTTAAAAATGCTTTCTTAAAAACATTTGCTATTAGATTTAATGAAGGTGGTCGAGTACCTACTTATGCTGATCAAGGAATTAAAATAACACCAGAAATAATAGATGCAGTAATGATGACAGAATCAGGAGGAGATCCAAATAAAATTTCAGAAGCTGGAGCTGCAGGACCATATCAAATTACAGAAGCAACAGCTTTAAATCCTGGATATGGTGTAAAGCCTATATCATTAGCAGATCGATTTGATCCTGAAATATCTAGAAAATTTGCTGGTGAATATTTACAAGGTATTGCTAATAAAAATCCTAATTTTAATTTAGACCAAGTCTTACAATCATATCATTCAGGTGTAGGTAATGTTTTAAAATCAATAGGAGGAGTAGAAGAACTTGGACCAAGAGGTAAAGAATATCCAGATAAAGTAAAATCAGCAATAAAAGAAGTCCCTATGATGACATTTGATATGACACCAACAAAGTCTGGAATGATGTCTGCTATGGCTTCTACAGGAGCTAAAGATAAAAAAGATGATAAGATTTTTCCTGATAGTTTTTATGATAGATCTGGTAATTTTTCTTTGTTTGGAACTACATATGATGATGCACAAGAAAGAAGAAAAAAGAATATAGAGCTTTATGGACCTGATGTTAAATTAGATTCGCTTGGTTATGTTGTATCTGTTAATCCTAATAGGATAGATTCTAATATACCTAAAGAATTAGCTGATAGAATAGCCAATGATGAAAATTATACAAAAGAAATGTATGATAGAGACATGGAAGCTTTTAAGAATGCTAATAAACAGAATGATGCATATAATAAAGATCAAATTAAAATAAAAGAAAATATTAAAATAGAAGAAGAAAATAAAATTAATGCTGAAGTAAATAAAATTGATAAACAAATAGAATTATATAAGAATGATTCTAATATAGTTAAATCATTAACTGAAAAGAAAAATAAATTATTATCAGAAAAACCTACAGTTAAAGCATTAACTAATGCAGCAGAAATATTAGATAGTATGAAAGATAAGGTTGATCCTGCTGTATCTAATGATTTAGATAAAAGAAAACCAAGTGATGTAGAGAAAGAAGGTGCAAAACAACCTGAGACTCTTCAAGATAAAATGACTAGATGGTTTTCTAATATGTTTAAAGATATGTTTAGTGGTGAAGAGTTAGCTAGATTATCATTGATGTATTTAGGTTCTAGAGCATTTGGCTATAATCATAGTGCTTCTTTGCAGTATGCAACTAAACAATATATTAAACGAGTAGATGCTCAATCAGCTGCAAGACAAAAGTTTGTTACTAATAAAGATAATCTTAAAAATTATACTAAAAGATCTCTTATGAAATATAGATATTCAGGTGATTTAAATGATTTAGAAAGAATAGGTACAGGTATTCTTGATGCTGGCACTGGTTCTAGAGTGTGGGTAAGAGGCTATGGACCAATGGAAAAGATTAAAATTGGAAAAAGTCAATATAGACTCGTAGATAGAGGTGGTAATCAATATACGATTGATTCATTGAAAGGTAGAATATTTACCTATGATGATGATCAAATGGATATAGAAAAAATTACAGATAAATACATGAAAAGTCTTAAGGCAACTGAATTAACTTTTAACAATAATAAAGAAGGTGATGAGTTAATAAGAGCACCTCAACCTTTATTAGCTGCAGAAGCTGCTGATTTACTTTATAAAGATATGATAAAGTTTGGTGTTGATCCTAAAGATAGAAGCAATATGAATAAGTTTATGGAAAGAGCTATTGAACTTTACTATAAAGATTTTAGAAAACATTTAGATAATAAAGGAGAAGAAGGATTTGATAAGCCTCAATCCTTAGAAACTTATTATAATATGGTTAAAATGCCATTAGAGACTGATAAGATAATATCTTTTAATGATCTTAATGATAGTGGCACTGGTGAAAATAAAAATAAAAAATTAAATACTGAAAACTTTGCTGTTATTAATGAAATGATTAAACAGAGTAGTACAGATGCTGCAGATTATAGGCAAGAATGGAAGTTATTAAAAGAAATATGGACAAAAGCAGATCCTAAATTAAAAGAGTCATTTAACTCTGGTGCTCCTGAAGATAAAGGTTTTAGTGGATTTGGTTGGTGGGCAATCAACTTTCTAAGAGACGAACCAGCAGCATTAGCTTTATATAAACCAAGGAAAAAGTAATATGAAATTCTTAGATTCAAATAATGAAACATATACTTGGATTGATGGTGATACTTTTACAAATGATAAAGGCGAATCATTTAGATTAAAAGATTACGATACAAGAGAAGTAGAACGATTCTATAATGACGATGGAGAACTTAAATATAAAGGGGGTCATACTTTAGGTCCGAGCCAAACAGATGCTGTTATTGATGTACAAAATAAAGGTGGCTTTAATATAATAGTAGATACTGGTGAAGTAGATTCAGCTGGCAGAAAGCTAGTTCAATTAATTAATAAAGAAGGTCAATACTTAGATCGTGTATTAACTGCTCGTGGAATAGCTGAAGTAAGTAAATTTACAACTCCTGAAGCTTTGATTGCTAAGAACGAAATGGGTGCTTTGAGAGAGACATATAATAATTATGTTGATCCTTATGCTGAAACTTCTAAAAAAATAAATGATAAATTAGTAAAAGAAGGTTTAGCTTTTAAAGGCTTAGCAGTTAATGAAGCTGGATTTAATCCTAATATCCATTATGATGTAGCTCATCGAGATGAAAGTAGAACTTTAACTAATGAAGCTAAAGGTTTTTCTAATCAAATATCTGAATCATGGGGTAAAGGATGGGATGGACTCAAAGAAGGATTTTGGGGTTATCTTAATGCTATAGGTGAAGTTACTGATTCTGAAATGCTAGAAAACTTGGGAGATCAAGGTGTTCTTAATGCTCGCTTTAGAATGGCAGATGCTCCTTATACTTTAAATAATTACGAAGATATAGAAAATGTATGGGATAGTTGGCAATGGATTACTAACAATGCAGTTATGTCTGCTCCCTATCTTATAGGTACATTCGGATCTTTTGCAGCTGCAGTACCAATGTCTGCTTTGTTAGGTCCAGCAGCAGGTGTTGCAACAGCTTATGCTCCGATATCAATGATATATGCTGGTCAAGTCTGGAATGAAATGGAAGGCGAAAAAGGCATGCCTCAATTTCTTGCAGCGACTACAACAGGTATAGCAGCAGCAACATTAGATCGAATAGGTATGCAAGCTTTATTGCCTGCATCTACTTTATTAAGCCAAGCAGGTTTAAATAGATTAGTTAAAGCATATGCAAAGAAAGAAGGTATAACTGAATCTCAATCAAGAATATTAATAGGTAAAGCTATTTCATCTCAAAAAGCAGAATTAATGCGTGGGCTACTAAGATTAGACCCTGATGATATAGCTAAGTTTTCAGGTCTTAATGTAGCTAAGGCAACTGCAGCTGGAGCTGTAGGTGAAGGTGGCACTGAATTACTACAAGAAGGAATTCAAATGTATGCTGCTCAAAACTTTTCTGAAACAGAATTTACGCCTGATGAAGTTAAGAATCGATTAATCAATGCTGGATTAGCTGGAGCGTTCTTAGGTGGACCAATTAGTACAGCAACTAATACATATACTCAATTAAAAAATCAAATGGTAGGTTCTTCATTACTAAACCATGATATTAATAGAGTACGCCCTATAGAGAATAGAAAAGTTAAAGAATTAAACAAGGGTAATTATGTTAAGACTACTGGAGAAATTGTTAATCAACCTTTTAAAAATAGTAAGCAAGATAATTTAAGAGATAAAGCTGATTCTGATGCACAAGACCGAGGGTTTTTTACTAGTGCAGCTGATCTTTGGAAAAAGAATAATCGAGGAGTAAGAAATTTTTTTAAGAATAACAATGATTTAACTGAATATTTTGATGCAACAATACGAGGGTTAGGAAGATTAGTTAACGCAGCAGAAAAATCAGCTATTGAAATGAAAAAATTAGTGCAAAGTGAAACAGCATTAAAAATATTTGCATTGATAGGTCAAGTTACTACTGGAGTATATCATTCAGGAAAGAACTTTAAACAATATCAAGATAGTCTTGTATCTAAATTTAAAAATGAATTAGATGAAGATATGATTGCAGATATGTATGGCTATAAGACTTTAAATTCTAAAAGAGTAAAAGCAATTTCTGCTGAGTTAATTGAGTTTGGTCGTAGTGGCGATTACGCTAAATGGAAAGCTGGAAGAAAAAATGAAATTGATACTTCAAAGTATGGAAAAAATGCTGATGCAAAGATAGAGAACTTAGGTAAGATAGGCAATATGTTTAGAAACTCCTATGAATCTATTTATCGTGAGATGGCTAATGAATGGAGTAGAGAGAATGGCGATAGAGTTAACAATCAATTTTCATATGATGATGATTATTGGTGGAAAGCCATGGGATTTGATTATAATGCAGTAAGAAAAAACCCTGCTGGATTTAAAGATTGGTTAAGAAAAAACTTTGTGCAAGCAAGAGATTCAGTAACTGGAGAAGAATTTGTACAACAAACTTTTGAAAGCATAGCTTATCGAGGTGAAACTTCTTTTGGAAAAGAGTATTCAGCAGTAGGTGGGGTTAAAATGAACCCAACAGCTTTTACTAAAGGAATGTTAGATACTTCTCAAATGGATGGTTTTTCAGAATTTGCTAGTAGAAATATATTTGAATCATTAAATCGAACACAAGTAGAAGGTGCTAAGTATGCAGCATCTACAAAGTATTTTGGTGAAGGTGGTTGGAAGTTAGATAAACTATTTAAAGAGTTACAACAAGAAGAAAATTTAAAAGTCGGTCCTAATAAGATGACACAGGATGACATTAATCAATTTGCTTGGTATACAAAAGCAATTATTGATTCAACACATGGTAACTTTAATAGAATTGAAAATCCTAAATTAGCAGCTTTAAACAGATATTTCACTAGCTTATCTATATTTGCTGGTTTACCTTTATCAGCTATTTCTTCGATACCAGAAACAGCTATGATTTATTTTAATTTAAATAATGATACAGAATATAAAACAGCTACTGATAAGTTAGTTAAAAATATAGCTAGAGCTTGGGATGATAAGGCTGCAAAAGAAGTAAATAGAATGGCTAAGATGTTAGATAGGTCTGGTTTATCTTATGCTCAAAATGCAGTTGTAGATCGATTAGCTACTGGTGAAAGAGATATTGCCTTTTTAAAATTACATGAAAGCTTTTTTAAGTTAATAGGTATTAAACAATTAACTCAATTTCAAAGAAGAATGAATGCAGGCTTTGCTGTTGATTATATTAGAGGTGCTTTAGATGATTTACAAACTGCACCTAAGAAAATGGTACAAGTAGTAACTGCACAAGGCAGAAGAGAAACTGAAGAAGTCTTTGATACAGAAAAATTTAATGAATTTGAAATGAAATCATTTTTAAGTTTAAATGATTTAGGAATAAATGTACAGCATCTCTATGATATGTTAGAAGATCATAAAGAAATAGATAGAGATGCATTACTAGATATTACAGATACTAAAGACTATACAACAATAGATGAAAAGAAATATGCAAAAGATCCTTCGCCTAGACAAGCTTCTTTAGAGGCTTTAGCTAAAAAATATCCTAATAGTGAGAACAGAAAAGTTGTAACATTAAGACAAAGAATGAATGAAATTCAAACTGAAATTAATGATCAAATTGAAACAGGAATATATAGATTTGTTAATGAGAGAATTCAAAATCCTCAAGCTGCAAATAGACCTTTATTCTTTCAAGACCCTCATTATCAATTAATGACTCAGTTTAATGGTTTTATTAGTACATTCACTGCTAATATTGTACCAAAGCTATGGAATAGAGGAATAATAAAAGGCACTAAGCAAATGAAATATGATACATTTGTTTTAATAGTAACAATGCTTGCATTAGGAGGAGCATCTCAATACTTAAAAGACTTAATTAAATTTGGTCAGCCAAGTCCTTATTTAGATGGATGGGGTTATACTCAAAGAGCTATTTATTCTTCAGGAATAATAGGGCAGTATGAAAGAGTAGCTGATTTTATTTATCCATTATATCCACAAAGAGATGATGGTATTGAGTGGTTATTTAATTCTATTGTAGGTGAAGCTGGACCATCAGCTAGAATAATGAGTAATGCATTAGGTGCTGGTGCTGATTTTATAGAAGGAGAAACTGAAAGAGGAATTAGAAATACTTTAAAAATAGCTCCTTTTGTGTCGGTATTACCTGAAGTAAGAGCTGGTATTGCTAGAGGACTAACTGATCAAGAAGTGATTGAAGATAAAGTATTTACAGGTCGTGAATTTATAGACAAACCTAATAGAAGTTTAAAAGAATTTTTATTAGGATAATAGGAGATATAAATGGGAAAGATAAGAAGTACTATTGATAACATAGATAAAATTGGACAACCTAAAGTCGAAGAAACAGATGATATTATTCAAGATAAACGTAGACAAAGGATAGGTGCTGATGAGTCTGAATTAACAGGTACTAATGTATTAAAAGGTGCAACTCCAGTATTACCTGTAGATCAGTTAGGGGTTACTGAACCAGTAGAACAACAAAAAGATGAAGAAGGACTTGGAGTTTCTGGTAGAGAAAAGTTAATTGAAAGAGTAAAAGAAGGCTCACCAGCAAGAGGAACTCAAGATAAAACTAAACTCGCAATGCCTGGACCTTTTTTACCATTTGCAGATGCTACTGCACCTGTAGATAACGAGAAAGCAAGAGCACAACTAACAGAATCTGAACGACAAGGTCAAACAGAGTTTACACCAGCTCCTTATCTTGATGATGACTTTTATAATTTTACAGATGCTGCAACACTTAGAGCTAAATTTAAAAATAAAAGAACAGTACCTGAAGAAACTGTTAATGCAGTAATTGCAACTGGTTTACAAATAAATTCAATATTACCTAATCTAGAAAAACAATTAGAAACAGATAATACACCTGATACAATGTCATTAAAAAATTATATGGTAGAAAAGGGTATGTTAAATCAGCCTAATAGAGAGATTGGTGCTCCTTTAAAATTTAATAGACGATTTGCTAATGCATTATCAATGGAAGTACTAGGATTAATTCAAGATCAAGTTAATCGTAAACAAGTTTCTTTTGCAAAAGGAAAAGAAGAAGCATTAATAGATGATGCCGATATGGCAACTTTCTTTGCTGGTCAAGATATAGATCTTCCAGAAGCAGGTATTCCTCAAGGTGAAAAATTAGATGCTAATTATTTAAGAGGAAGAATAGGAGTTAATATATTAAATTCTTTAGTTGAAAACCCTAATAAAGTAGGAAAGTATTATTCAGATTATGGGGGAGCTGGAGATCAGTTAGTTAATACTAATCCAAAAGTTGCAGCATTATTTGATGGCATGGCATTTGGTATAATAAATGATCTTGGTTTCTTTGATACTGTGTATGATGAAGAAACTGGAGAATACTATTATGGTATAAGCGAAGACGGAGTAAGATACTTCAATACTGCAAGAGATGTCTTATGGGCAACAGGTATGCGAACAAAAGAAGATGTTAGTATGATACCTACTCGTATAACTGAAGGTGAAAAAATACCTTTTACATATACGCCTAAAGATAAAGGACCAGTTACTGTTAAATCAGAAATGGCAAAAACACAAAGAATACAACGAAAAACTAAAGCCCATTTAGGAGGAGTTGAATTTGCTATTCAAGATAACGCAACTACCTATGTAAAATCTGTTATTGAATATATCATTGGACCAGTTCAAATGAAAAATGAAAGACCAGTTGTAGATATGCTAATGCATCCACCTAAAAGAACTGTAAGTCCTCAAGAATTAGAAGCAATTAAACAAGGAGCAACAGAACAAGCTCAAGGTAATGTAGCTTTAAGAGGTAAATCGCAAGAAGAAATTAATAAATACATAGCAGATGTTACTGCTTTAGCTACAAAACAAGCTGGAGTTGATAGAAGTAAATTTTATTCAGTAGATCCTTTAGCTGAAGTTTTAGATTTACATGAAGCAAAATGGAATGAACATTTTAATCATGCAATTAAAAATCCAGGAGCAAGTGAAAATCCACAAACAGCTATTAATCATGCTAACACTCAAATGAAATTAAAAGCAAGACAACTATATGAAACTGGAATGGATGCTGATAGATTAAAAGGAAAAGTATTTTATATGAAACCTTTTAATGCTTTAGCTAATGGTCGATTTCATTTTAGAAATTCTGTTATGAATCCTCAAAATGATAAAATGGCTAGAAACATTATGGGAAATGCAAGACGAGTTGTTATTGATTTTAAACAACCTCTTTCATCAAAACAAAAAGAAATAATGGAAGGTTGGAAATTAGTTATAGGAAAAAATTTATTACCAGTTGAGATGACTAATGGTGTTAGCACATCAAATCTTGGACCTAATAGTATAATTGATGCTACAAATAGAGTAATAAGTAGAGCAACACCTGAAGCAAGATCAACATATGATAATTGGCTTAAGATAGGAAAAGAACTAAGAGCATTATCATCTAATAGAAGAATAAATATAGTAGCATTAAATGCACTTATGGCAAAATCAAAAGAAGATTTGTTAGGTTATGCTGCATTAGAACAATTAAGAAGTAGAGAAGATTGGAATTATATTTTTCAATCATATATTGATTTTGCTAATTGGCATGATGCATCTAATACAGAAGAAACAGGTCCACAGTTAATTCAACAGGGTAAGATATTAAGTATCGATGAAGAAAATCAATTAGCAACTTTACAAGATGAGTATAATGAAGCTACACTAGCTGGAGATGAGATAAGAGCTTCAGAATTAGAAGTTCAAATGATGGAAATATCTAAAGATGTAGTATGGACTGAAACTGTACCTAAAGCAACAACATTTTCACCAAGGGCTCAAGCACAATTTGATGGAAAACAAAATGGAATTGCGATACAAGCATTTCAAAATGGTGATATAAACCTAATGAAAAGAACAGGACTTATATTTGCATCTGAAGATAATATAATTCCTCAAGGTGATATTCGTAAATTATTTGGAGATAATACTCAAGCAGCCATTGAAGGCTATGTATTTAAAGGTGGGAGTTCTAGAATAGATCATAAAAGATCTTTTTGGTTAGAGATATTTGATGAATACAAAGGTTCAGAAGATGCTGTTGGTGTATTTAAAGAATTATCTAAGCAACCATTAATGGAAACATCATATGGAAAGTATCATATGTTTCATAGAGAAACAGCAGAAAACTTTTATAATGGAAAATATGGAGAAATAATTAAAGATAGACTAAAAGGCTACAGTAATATGCTGCCTGATTATACTGATAATGAAATTATAGATGATTTAAATGAAATAATAGGATCAACATTATCACTAACATTAGATTTAAAACATCAAAAAGTATTAAAAAATGTTGGAAAATTATTTTCAATGGTAGGAATAACACCTAGATTTAAAGGTCCATTAGGTGAAACTATTTTTATGGGTTCTAAAGAATATTTTGAAAGTAATAAATCGATTGAAATACCTACATCAAGAGGATTAGTTAGACGTAATTTAGGTTCAATGAAACCAAGTGGTTCGTCTAGATCTAAACGACAAAGAGTATACGATAATCAAACTAATGAATGGAGAACTGCAGATCCAACTCCTTTTGGTCAAGAAGTATCTAATCAAATTCCAGTTTTACTTATACAAAATATAGATTCAGGAATAATGGCAACAGCAATTAATAGAGTCAACGATAAAAGACGACCTCAAGAGGGTTCAGCTTATATGATCCCAGTGCATGATGCGATCATTGTAGATGCTACATCAGTAAAAGAATATTTAGAAGCAATTAATAAAGCATTTACAGATGTTAATATGCAATATAAAACATCTAAAGTTATTTTAGATGCTATTAATGAAGCTAAATTAATATTTAGAGATAAAGTAAAAGATAGTAGCATTTATGAATTATCTTTAGAAAATAGAAAGTATAGAGCTATGCAGAACTATATTGATGATGTATTTAAGCGAGCTAAAGAAAGAAAAGATTTAGCACAGAATGTATCAGATAGAGATATGATACTTATGAATCGTGCAGTTGAAAATGGTTTTAAACCTGAAGGTTCAAAGGTAACAGGATTACAATTAAAGAAATTGTTTTTCTCTATTAATGATCATATGGGATTATCACCAATGTTAAATGAGTGGTTAAAGAACTCTAATGCGTTTACAAAAGAAGCTTATCAAGACTTATTAAGAAAGCCAGAAACATTAGCTGATGGTACTAGAGTATTAAGATTTATAACAAGAAATTATAGCTAGGAGGATACTATGAAAAAAAATTATAATAGATTAGCAATGCAAGGAGTAGACATTGATGATATGGAATTTGTATCTCAATTTGGCTTAGATCCTGATGTAGCATATACACCAAAAATTAATGATGCAATGATTGAAAAGGTGCATGAGAATAATATGAAGGCTTTTAAGTTTGATGGCTACCCTGAAAGAGAAGCTAAAAAGAAAGCAGATAAATTAGCTTTTGAGACTAGAGAAGAGCTATCTAAATTACTATAAAAAAAATACCCCATAGGGATTAATTCCTTATGGGGTATTTTAATTTAACAAAAGAAGTAATCAGAGTTAGCTACTTGCTTAACATCTAACCCACCTATTGTAGGTCTATTACCATTATAGCCTCTTCCGAATGGGATATCTTCATAATAATTTTCTTTATCATATATACTAATGAATACATCTCTAGATATTTCCATTAATTCTTCTATGTTATCTGCATGAGCATTAAATGAATCATGTACAGCAGCAAAATCATCATCCCATTTAGAAACTACTAATGCAAGATGAGCTGCATCTTTACTATGAACGAAGTTAGGACTAATGCCACACATAAAACCTCGTCTATCAGGTATATCAGTCTTCTCTCGTATTACATGCTTAAATCTAATCTCACCATCAGGAGTATTAAAACCATAGCAATCTACTTTCGCAGGTCTAGTTCTAAAACATTCATATATAACTGGAAAACCTGATTCGGTTTCCCATTTAATCCCTCGACCTCTGTCTGTACCATAAGTCTTATACCAATTAGAGATCTCTTGATCAGCAAGTCGTTGAAGATACTTCATAGTTTCTAAAGGTCCAGGACATACTTCCTCAATAGCTTTGATGACCTGAAAGCTTAACTCATCACAATCCCAAGTATTAATATCGTAAGTTTTAGTATAGCCATATTGATAACAATCGCTATACATTGATTCAGACATTTTCTTTTGACCACAGCTATAAGCTCTAGTCATAGCACCTCGTTTAGCGATACCTTTCCTTATATGCTTCATTGGCATATTTCTTTCTTCAAACCAATCAGGCATCTTTTCACATAATCTCTTAGCTACTCTTACATAGAAATCATTTTGAGTTTTAGTAGGTATAAGACCGACTAGCTCTCCAGTTAATCTATCTTTAGACATAGCTCCTAAGTGTTGCCAACCATTATTAGCACCATCAATAGGTATAGGTAGCTGAATACGATAATCATCTTTATATTTCCAAAACTTAAACCACTCAATACAACAAGCTAGAAAAGCAATATTCTTTTCTGCTTCTTCTGCTATGATTTTCATTTCACCTAATTCAAGTATATGATCCATATTCTTTTGAGTCCACATAGCTCGATCTTCAAGTGTCATTTTATCTACAGAAATACTATCTAGCTCTTCTGATTTAAGTAATTCTTTATAATCAGTAGTAACCCAATCAGGTATTTCATCTATAGGATATGACTCATTATATGAACAAGCAGTATGAACTGCTAACCAAAAGTTTGCATTGCTATCAAATGGTTTTCCTTTAGCAAATAGTAATTGACTTCTAGCTACATCAGCTCCTTGAAAGTTAAAGAAAGGTTCACTATAATATAGGCGACCTCTATAGTCTGCATCAACATAAAAACTAAATTCTTTATCTAACCATTTCTCTGCTGAAGCCATTACTTCTTTAATTTCTCTATTCTTTGAAGCTTGTCTTTGATATAGCTTATCATTTTCAGCTTTATCTTCTCCATCAAATATTTCATGCTTAACAAATAATCCCCAATGATTATTTATTGCTTCATGCACATCTTTATTAACAACAAATCTAGTAGCCTGAAGTTTATCTATTGCTTTAATAAATGGCTTATCAAGATATTTAATAAACTTTTGCTCTTTAGATTTATCCCAAGTCTTTATAATAGGCTTACCATTATTTTGAAATAAGGTAGTTATCTTGGGAATGGGTGTAGCACTAATACAAGTAGTTTTACCAGCAATAGCTTCTAATTCACCCCATCTTTCAGTAGCATGAATAGTAACTGGCTTTCTACTCTTAACATGCCCTACAGAGATAGTAAGATAATTACACATTACAAATGCTTCAACGATAAGATCACCAACTCTAACATGATCTCTAAAGTTAGTATTCTCTCTATCCCAGCTAGAAACTATATACTTACCAATAGCCATTGATACTTGAGTAATAGGAGTTTCACCTTCAACTTTACTTCGTTTAAAACATCTTTGAATTATTTTTCTTGAATGCGTAATAATATCATCTATGAAAGAGTCTAACATATCAACCCCTTCATTATCAATCATACGCATTAATTGTAGGTTACGTCTAGGTTTTACACCAAGATCATTACCTCTAATCTTTTCAATTAAGTATTTTTGAATATCTTGCATTCAGTCCTCTCTTTCGTTAGTGCAACATTATAACATGTTTTGATTTAAATTGCAAGTACTTTTATATTTATTTTCTCTTCCAGGAGTTTGAAGCCTCCCATATCTTTCTCGTATAGGTCTCTAACCACGACATTGTGTATGCCAGACTGCAAGATAAGCTTAGCACACTCGATGCAAGGCGATAACGTACAGTAGAGAGTACTTCCTTCTCCTGTAGTGCTAGACTTCGCCAACTTACATATAGCATTAGCTTCAGCATGTATAACAATGGGTAATGTAGAACCAGTACTAATATCCTTGCAATTATTATCAAAGCCTGAAGGAGTACCATTCCAACCCATTGAAATAATATTCCCATCTTTAACAATAACTGCACCGACTTTTGTATCAGTATCATAAGACATCTCTCCTACTCGTGTAGCGATATCCATATATAATCTGTCATATTTATTTTCTTTTTGCTTGTTCATCGCTTTGATTCTTTCTATATATCATATATGCTTCAGAGATAGATGGTATCTTACCTCCACCTTTTGCAGCATTATTTTGTATTTTAATTAATTGTCTTCTTATCTTTTTGCTCATTTAAATATCCATATAAATATATCGTTCATCATACATCCAAAATATATCCCAATCAGCTACTTTATTTTTAACTAATTGATTTATTATTTCTCTTGCATCTTGCTCTACAGGCTTAGCTAAATTTCTAGCATACCTAGTTGCCCTCTCCATTTCCATTTAATATTCCTTCTAATTCTTTTATCTTATTCATTCTCATTATAGACTGTGAACGATACATATTACGTTCTTTAGTAAGTCTCTCTATTCTATTATTAAGAAACTCTATTTCTTTTTCTTTTATTCTTTCTAATTCATTCATCCAACCATTCATCATATCACCTCAAAATCTAATCCATCAGAGTAAGTAAGTCTAGTAGTATTAGGTGCATATCTCGCAGCTCCAGCTGGACCTGTACGACCTGTAAATCTAGACTTAAGTACTATAAAATTAATTAAGTTTCTTTCTTCTTCACTATCTGAAGTCATATTACGACTAAATCCTATTATATCAAATGATATTTGCTTAATAGAACCTGAGCCTTTGATATCATCTAGACTAGGCATCTTACCTTCCTCAAAGTTCTTACTACCTACTAGACCTTTTCTTAAATGACTAACAATACCTAACCATATATCATGTCGTTTAGTTATCTTAAGTAAATCAGACATGACCTTATCTATAGCTTCATTGCCTGTATAGCCTTCAGCTCCTTCAGATACAGCAATAGTTATATGATCTAGTATAAGATATTTACAACCCATCAAAGCCATATATTCTATTTTATCTATAAGTGATTCATCACCTACAGAGCCTTGGTGATCTAGCAATACTAATCTATCTGTACCAAATATTTTCTTTGAAGCTTTTTCTTGTTCATCTAAAGGAACATCATGGTTTTGTAAATTTCTTTTCAATTCCATTTGAATAAACTTCTCAGCAGTATCACCAATAGATTCTTCAAGGGATATCATACCTATTTTATCTTCAGATTTATTTAATAGATCTAGCACTATCTCCTTGATAACAGTAGATTTTCCTGAACCAGTACCACTAGTAAACAAAGTTATTTCTCCAAACCTCATACCTCTAGTCTTATCATTAACACCTTTAAGACATTCAGGGTACTCTACACTTTCTGTATTATGTCTATCTAAATACTGTTGCCATACAGCATCATGACCTACTACAATCCCTGCTGGACTATAAGGCTGTGCATCCCATATAGCTCTCATTATACCTTGATGACCTTGGCTATTATAGATTTCACAAGGATCTTTCATAGTACTACTAGCAATCTTTACTTTATCTATGCCAATAATATTTGCAGCTTCTTTAATTGCTTTCTTTCCAGCTTCATCATTATCAAAGAATAATATTACTTCTTCAAACGATCTAATCCAAGTACGATCTTTGAGTATACTCTTAAGATTAGTTGACGATGCCACACTAACAGTTGGGTAAATCTTTTTGTAATGATCCCACGAGGCTTGTGCGACTGCCATCGCATCGAATTCGCCTTCTGTAATGACAAGTCTTTTTCCACCAGCTCCAAACACCTGACTACCAAAACACCGAACATCTTTAAACTCTCCTACTGCTCTAAATTCTTTAGGTAATTTTCTTATTTTATAAGCTACTATATTATCATTTTCATCACAATAAGGGTAATTATATGATTCAATATTTCTATCTTGATCATATGTAACTCTAACACCATAAGCTTCAGCTACAGTCTTAGTAATACCTCTATCTTGACAACCTCTTATATCGCCTAGACCTGCTTCAAACAATTCTAGACTAGTCTTACCAATATCTAATGGCATACTTACTTCCTTTCCTATTTCAGGTTCAAAATAATTACATACAAAACAGTATCCATGTCCATCATCATAAACAGCAAAGCCATCTGAACTAGGACATTTAGGACAACTAGTTTTATTTATTTCTTTACTCGTTGAATAGTCTCTCTTCTTTAGCATTGCGACTTTCCTTTCTACGTTGTCGTGCTTTAGTTGATTTCTTTATTCTATCTTGACGTTCTTTATAAAAGAACTCGTCATACTCTTTTATATCAGGCTCATATCTTTTGTTAGGTATTACCTGTTTAGGTGGTATATTGTATCTGTGAAACGGATTCCTCGTTAAAGGTTTCATTGAATACTCCTATAAATTTCTCTGTTAACATCCACTTTTCGCTACCGATAGTCTTATTATAGAATATCTTTTCGCCCTTTTCATTTATTGATGTAAGAACTGCATAATCTATTTGATAAAAGATTTCTAAATAATTTAATGCAGATTTATCTGGTGCTTCATGTAGCATAATAAATTGATAATCAGATTTATTCTCAGCTACTTTACTAGCTATATCTGAGCTACTTGAAGCATAAGTCTTCCAATTAGATTGTCTTACTCTTTTACCCTTACTGTAATTCCAATAAGACTTTTTACCTATATATCGTTTACCAGTACTCTTTTCAATAATCATATAAACAAAACCTTCTGCTTCATAAGGATTATTATGAAAGTTTACCTCCCATTGACCATTAGGTTTTGCATTATCTCCATCTGCCAAATAGGCTTTTTGGTCAAAGGCTACACATACAGTATCATTACTAGGATTAACCCATACAGTTAAATTACCAAACCATTCTTTCTTTAAGCCTAGCTTAGTTCGTAAATTAGATTTACATCTTATTTCACCATGCTCAAGTGTAGATATTCCTACCCAACCATTCTTATCAACTTTAGATACATCAGTTATGGCTACATCTGTGTATCGTTGATGATCAGTTACATTACTAGTCATTTAATTTCCTTTCTATACTAAAGTAATCATCTTTATGTCTTAAGATATGAATACCATTAGCAGTTTCCATAAGTTTATCTTTCCAATTTACAACACCGAACTTAGCTCTATATGCTGCAAGAACTCTAGCTTTACGTTTACCAAGAGGAATACCATCAAGCATTTTCTCAGCAGTCTTTGGACCTACTTTAGGTAATCCAGGAAGATTATCTGTTGGATCACCTTTAAGTATTTGAGTCCAGTAATTTAGATCGGCTTGATCTTCATCTATATCATAGAACTTAGCATGTCTAGGATTATAATGATTACCTACGATACAATCTAAATCTTTATCGATATGGACAACTGTATGCTCAACTCCTTTCTTAGTAAGCTCTACAGATTTTATTCTTACCATATCATCTGCTTCCATACCATCAGAAGGTATAGCTAAACCTCTTTTAACTACTTCTTTCATTAATGGTTTAAATAATTTAGCATCTGCAGGTGCTTCTTTACGATTAGCTTTATAATTAGGACAAAGCCTATATCTAAAGTTATCTTTACCACCACAGTATACTATAGTTTCATCAGCCCATACAGGACCAATCCAATTCTTTTCTACGAGATACTTATAATTTTCTACAGCATCTTCTATAGTTTCTCTTTGCCATGCTGCTTGATATATACAGCTATCGACATCTACGACTGCTATCATTTTGTCCACCTTTCATCCCATATAGGATCAGCCATTGAATATTCTTTGTCATAGTCAGACCAATAGTCTTCCCAGCCATCAATTAGCTCAGCCTTAATCTTATCTTTAGGTATATGATACACATACTCTTTAATCAATGGCTTAGCTCTATCTAAGTATTCAGCAAGATTCTCACAATCACCTATAAGTTCATGTGCTTCTTCCCAAAATTTTTCTTCTTGCTCCATCATAAATGCTTTTACTTTTCCCATGTTCTTTCCTTTCTAATGAACATCTGCGTAACAATCACCGATGATACTATCACCATCCATACATGTTACATTGAATTGTTTAGGTGCTTCTTTAAAGGCTTCTATACATATTTGCCTTACTCTTTCTGCATGAGCTACATGAGCTACCCAAGCCATTTCATCGTGATAGAATATAACTGGATAAGCATCTAGCTCTTCTTGTTTTATCATTTTCATTGCATAACTTATAGCTGCTTTACAAGTTATTGCTTCTGCTGATTGTAATAAATAGTTTAGTGATTGATGAGCACTATTAACATAAACCCTACGACCATCAAGAGCTGGAATGAAGGCTGATCCATATCCATTAGAGGTCTTATTGAATATGGTGTCAAGTTTTGCCTTAACTTTAGCCAATCCTGGAATTGCTGATTGATACTTTGCTTTAGATTCATTACCAGCTTTATCATCAGGTTTACCTGTAAGAATCGTACCAAGCTTCTTACCACCTCCACCAAAGAGATAGGCATATAACCACCTCTTAGCATCACCACGACTACTTCCAAGAATAGAAGCATTATAACTATGTATATCTCCACTCGTAACCTCCTTAGTAAAGTCGTCATCACCTATGTAATGACATAAAGCTCTCATTTGATTACCAGATGAGTCAGCTCCCACTATCTTATAGCCTTCTTCACATATAAACAAAGAACGCATTTCTTTACCCCATGCTGCTTCAACACTAGGCAGATTAGCAATTATCTCATGTCTAGCTCTGAATGTAGGTGTACCTATAGTCCACATTTTACCATGAAGTCTTTTATCTTTAAGTGCTTCTATCCAACCTTCTAATATTGATTTTCTAGATCTAGTAGTATAATATCTATCGATATCTTTACCTACATCGCCTAATAATTCAAGACTAGTTGTAGTAAGCTTTGGACTTGTCTTATGAAATTCATAACCAACTTTCTTGTAATTCCAATCATCAGGTTTCCAACCAATAGTATATAGATATTCTTTTACTTCTTCCATATTCTTTAGTGTAACCTGTGTTTTATAACTACGTTGAAACTCTTGATTAGGATTCCATGTATCTTCATTAGGCTCTTCACCAAGATATTCTGTAAGCAATCGTTTAGTTACAGCAGTAAAAGCTCCTTTCTTAGTATATTTAGCTTTCTTAGGTGCTTTATCTACCATGATAGTCATTTCAGGTAACTTAGGGTGTATTCTACTTTCAATAGCATTAAGCTCATCTGTCATATTTTCATGCAGCTTATGGGCTGCATCACAATCAAATAGCCAACCCTTAGATCTTACTTTTGCTTCAAAGATAGCTGCATCATGCTCATGTCTAAGACCTAAAGCTAACATAGGCTTAGTATTTACCTGTTGCTGATACTCTATTTGTAATGCTTTCCATACTGCAACATTAAGCTTAACATCTCTTATACAGTAATCCATCATAGGTTCAGTATAAGCAGACCAATCATCAAATTCAAACTTAGGATAGTTGAGGTGTTGACCCCAACCTCCTAGTCCATGCTTATGATTTCGTTTCCAATTAAGTACTTGGCTCATTATCCATGTATCATATAATTTTATATCGAATAAATCAATGTTAAGTATTTTCTTAATCATTGGTATATCATATCCAATTATATTATGACCAATAAGAGCTTCAGCACTCTGTAGTAACCTAATACCCTCAGCAATAGACATACGACTATCGTCATAATCAGAATATTTATAGATTGTATTAGTTATCGGATCGATAGCTACTAAGCACCATATCTTTGTTGCATCAAGACCATCAGTTTCTATATCAAAAACTAATTTCATTTTATTCCTTTCTATCACTGCAACTAGGGCATATATGATTGTCCTCCTTAAAATCAAATACCCCAGTGCAGTAATTCTTTTTACATTTAATACAGGTAAAAGTTGTAATAGGTGTTCCTAAAAAACTTGTACCGATTCCCTTAAGGGTGTTTTTAATCTCCCTAGATTTTTTCTTAATTATCAAGGACTTAATATACCTTAACATAGCTCTTTCCACTGAGCAGAACTAAGCATCTTTTGTAATGATGCTTCTCTTCTTACTTCAGCTCGATGTTCGTTTTCTTTTACATCAGTATGACTAGCCCAATTAGTTGCTGCATTATATACAGCCCATTTATTATTGCCAAGTATATTTCTTTCAGCATGATAATTAGTCATAAGCTTTTCTAATTGAGTTATATTATAAGGTCTCTTTACATTAGTTTTATTAAGAACTTTAGCAAGGCTACCTTTAAATAACTCTTCTACATTATCTGTATTAACAGCAGTCTTTCTCCATGTATCCCACTTTTCTCTATCAGTAAAGAATACTTCAAGTGCTCTTTTAATTTGATCTGCACTATGTTCTATATTAAAGCCTCTAGTATGCTTATTTCTTTCAAATGTTACTGGCTCATCTGAAGTACAGCCATTTAAACAGAATAGTCTTTCGCCTTTAGCTGAAATCATTATAGACCATGAACCATCATATGAATTCATGTAGTCTACTTTAAACCTTATTATATCGTTTACTTCAGGATCACTCTGAACTAAGTCATTGAAAACAAAAGAGCCTTTCATCTTAGCTCCATTCTCATACATTACAACTGTATGATCATAGTCTTTAGATATATTAGCTAGTGAAACACTATCTATTATTCTATCAACTACATCTTCATGTTTAATAAGATTATATCTTCCACTATGTACACCTAGTACTTGATTAGTATCAGTTCTTACAACTGCTCTTGCCATGTCTTTAGGTATATCTATTCCTGATATAGCTCTTAAGTCTATTTGCTTTACAGGGAATCTATAATCTTCTATTGTATTCATGTAAGTCATTACATTTCCTTTCTAATAGTTTGTATAAAAATATATTAATATAAAAAAGCTAATTGCTAACCACCAATTCATTCAACAACTTCGCCTTCTTCCATTTCATCTATTGCTTCTTGTTCATTCACTTCTTCTTGTATTGCGTCTAAATAATAATCTAAACTTTTATTATAGGGATATGGACCATAAGTATCTAGATCTTCTTTAGTACCATCATTCCAATGAATTATTATATCGTAACCAGTTATTTCTTTCATAATTGTATCTCGCTTTCTTGCTTATTACATTTATATTTTAAAGCATAGTAATTAGGTAAGTAAGTCGGTAGCTCTGAAGCTATTTCATATGCTCTTTTAACACATTCTTTTTCGGTTTTATATGGACCTTCAAGATCCTCTAAAGTATTACATACATGTGTAGTGCCTATTAAACATGCCAATACAAATGCTTCAAACATTTTACTCTCCATAGTAGTATGTTACAGCATCACAAGCACATGATAATGACTTATGAATTTCTGTAGCATAAAAGTTTAAGAATGGATGCTGAGTATCTCCAGGATCTATCCATACTATTATTATTTTATTCTTGGTGTGAGCATGGGCTATTTCTGCCATGCTACCCCATCGTTTTCCAGGCTGACTTTCTCGCATATCACATAATAGAACTGTACTATTAGATATGTCTTGTAAATCCATCTTTACTACTCGATTAACATTATTATTATTAGTAAAGTTAAGATGTTGTTTCCATCTTCTAGTTGGATCTAATGTAAGAATACCTTGTTCGCCTAATATCTCTGTAGCTTGACGTCTCCAGCTAGTCATATCATCTAACTCATAACCTTCCATGCCACCACAAAGATATACATAGTTCTTTTTCATATTAATGCTCCCATCTCTTTACACCAGACAATTCAACTTCAAAGTTTTTATATCGTTTATTATTTATTATTTCATCTTGAGCAGCAATTGCTAATGAATAAACATCTATATAAATTCTTTTACCATATTCTTTTGGGTATTCTTCAAAGAATACGTAATCCCATGCGTTTAATTCGCCATTCTTTATATATCTTTTCTTAGCCATAGCTATTCCTTTCCGATTCGTTTAAACTCTTGCATTGTTAACCAGTCTTTTATTCCTCTTTCCAACTGTAATAAATAAAAGTAATACACATGTTGATTAGGCTCTATATTATCTAGAT